TAATCCTGCGAGTTGCGCCAATGGTTTGCATCTTGGCAGCAAAGGCTGGGACATCCAGGTTGAACCCTAGCGGGGTGAGTTTAAACGGCTTCAAGTTTACGGTGTCGTTGTATTCTAGAACGCGGTTGGCATTAAAGGCCATCTCGTTACGGCTGAGAGTCACTTGGATCCGCGAGTAGTCGATTTCCACCGGCGGATCATAGGCGGTCGAGCAGCTGTTAGTTACCGGCGACCCTGTGACCAGCTCTGCCCGCTTGCCAAGGCTTGAAGCGTTCGGCTGCACGCTTGGCCCGCTGGCCCATCCTCGTTTAACTAAAACTTGTTTTTCGCCCCCTTTAATCTGCCCCAGGTAGATTGCCCTGACTGCGGGCCGCGACATCTGCACCAAGCTGATCTGGACGTCAATCCCCTCTAGTTGCACATCCTCGGTTGGCTTCCCTTCTTCATCAAGGTTAGCATCCTCTGCCGGCTTATCTTCTTTATCGGTGGCGGGGCCATAGCTGGCGGTGGCTCTCCAGACGTTTTCTCCTAGCGGGGTAACGCTCACACTCTTACAAACGCTGAGCGGGTGATCATCACCGCCAGCGGTGTAGGCAGAACCCTTTAGAGGCAAGCCGCACTCCTCCAGAATAAAGCGCGGGCCGTTTTGCTTGTTATCGACGCGGACCACATACTGCACGCTAAACGTATCTACTTTTTGCTCCAGCGTCTTGGTGCCGCTCCAGCCGTCATGAATTACCGCGGTTTCTACGAGTGCCATTTATAGATTAGCCGCCTGAATTGGCGCTCCTTGCGTGTTGCGGTCGATGCTGGCCAGGATTACGTTGGTTTTTCTTTGTTCCTCTACGGCTTGCCGCTGCTTGTCTTTCATATCTTTCAGGTGCCGCTCGCTTTGCCGCTGGGCGCTAAAGGCGGCGCTAGTGCCGCGGCGGGCTGCTGCTATAGGCTTACGCGGGTTGGCCAGGCGGTCAGTCTGCTTGTTAGCCTCTTTTAGCTCATCAACACTTTTAGCAATGGCCTTGTTATAAACTCCCCAGCCGATGGCCCCTGCATTTACCAGGCGGTTTAGGTCTGCTACTTTTTCTTCAAATTTCTCCTGGGGTGTCATAAATTCGCGTGTAATAGCGTCCCCCTGTTTTTTGAGGGCGTCAGCTGCTTTGGCTTTTTCGTCTGCGATGGCTTTTTCTTTCGCCAGCTGATCTTCAAGCAAGGGTGCCATTTCCTTCTGCTTCTCGACTGCTTCTTTTATCGGTTTTTTCTTTCCGAAAATCATATTCCAGATTTTCTTTGGCCAGCTGAGCAGGCCTTTTGTGATCTTCACTACCCAGGTAAACACCTTTGCCAGCCCTTTAAGTACCGGGGCAATCGATATGGTGAACTGACGCCAGGCTCCCTTGATAGCGACTTTCGTATCGGTCCAAGCATCATTAGCGGCGGCAATAGCGTCTATGTCTGCGCGACTCATTACACCGTTGAGTTCGTCAAACTTTTTGCCCTGTTCCTCTATCGCTTCGCTGCCCTGGTCTAACATGTTGATCATATCTACGCCGGCCCTGCCAAATATCTGATAGGCTACGCGGGCTTTTTCGGCTGGGTTCTTAACCTTTTTGATTGCGTTAGCTAGTGTCAGCATTTGCTGGTCTGGGGATTGTTTCATTAACTCCGCAGCACTGAGGCCCATATCATCTAAGGCTAGCTTCGCGGTGCCAAGGCCGTGTGATGCCTCTGATACGCCGCGGGCCATCTTCTCTAATGATTTATCAAATGCCGCAGCTTCAACGCCTGCCAGGCTTGCCGCGTAGCGCAGCCGCTCCAGCTCCTGCACGCCCACCCCTAGCTTACTGGCGGTCTTTCCAAGTTTATCTAGTTCGGCCATCTGATCTTTAACAGCGCCAAACGCTTTGGCCAAGACGAGAGCAGCACCAGCCGCAGCGGCAAGGCCAATCATCATCGTCTTAGTGCTAAAACCCTTGGTCGACTTTTGTAGTTGGGCTGTGTCGCCTTTGGCGGTTTTCATGCCCTTGCTGAAAGGCTTGGTATTAGCGGTGATGGTTGCGGCCAAGGTGCCTAGATTTGCTGCCATGGTTTTCTACTTTCCAAACATCGCGGCCATTTGTTTTTCGCTGGCTGCCGCGTCAAATCGTTTCGGTTTCTTTTTTGTGCTGCTGAATTCTGGTACGTAATAGTCTAGCGGTACTATTTCACTTTCCTTGCTGGCTACCAGGTTTCTGACAATCGAACAAATAAAGCTGGTCTGCATCCAGGGATCCCCAAACGGTTCTAAGCGATAATAAGCAATCCATTCTGTAAACAGCTCCGCCGGTATTTCTTCAAGTAATTTATCTACATCCCAGGTGCCGACTAAAAGCGCTAGGCGGAAAGCGAAGCGTCTTTTTTCGTCGGCCTTGAGTTTTTTTCCAGTACCTCAATCTCGTCATCAGCAAAGCCGACGTGGGCCATTGCAACGTCAAACAGCTGGCTAGTAAGTGCTCCATCCAGCTGCCCCAGTTCCGATAAGTCGTCATCCGTTAAGAGCGGCTCTTTGCTCTTTTCGTCCACTAGTGTCGCCACTAGCAAACGCCTGCGGCTGTCGTCTTTCACATTACCGCTTTTATTTAGGACGGTTTTCTCGAAGCGGCTTTTTTCTGCTTCGGTTAATGACTGGAAACAAAAGGTAAGGCCTGCCACTTCTTTAGTAACAAACCGCCGCCGCGTACAGTTAAACAGTTTTTCCCGTGTTGCTAATGCCATCCTTCAAGCTCCCCCAAGTCGGGAGGCATTGAAACAGAAGAGGGCTTGCCGTATGCCTCCATAACGGCCGCCCTAACTTTCTCAATTACCGCGCTGCTATAACGCCTAACCATTGAAACTGGCTTGCCTGGCTGCGTGCCACAGTAGCCGGCGTGTTCACCATTTACACGGATCATGCGCTGGCTAGGTACCGCTGGCACGGGCTGCCCGTCTTTAATTATTCGCGCGGGGTGGTCTTCAAACGTGATCATTAAGTACCTGCCGTAAAAGCGTAGCCGGTCACGTTGCCCGTTCCTTTGATTGTAAATTCAACTAACATCACTTCGCCCATTTCAGCATCTGCGCTTTTTACGCTGGTAATTACGCCACCAAAAACAACCGTACCGCCACTACTGCCGCCTGGGGCTACTGGGTAAGTAATCGTGATTGTTTCGTCCAGGTCTGTACCGTGCGAGGTTGTGATGCTCGGCACTCCCGCGTCAGAATACGCGGTGACTGTGATTTCGCCGATCTCGGCTAGGTCATCACGTATATAACGCTTGTGGCCGGTGTCGCTCAGTTTCGTTACTTCAATAACGTCCCTAGTTACTTCCAGCCCCGATATAGAAACTATGTCGTAGCTGCCGGTGGTATCTTCCATTGTGAGGGTCGCGCCATTACCTGTATCTGCCATGGGTATATTCTCCTAGAAAGTTGGGATGGTTTCCTGTACTTGAATTCTAAACCTGAGAGCCGTTAAGTAGGTTCCCTGGTCGCTGTCGTCTTGGGGCTGCTGGTAGCCGTGGCCGGTGTCGTCTAGCTGGCAGCTCATCACTTCCACGCTGCCGGCAGTCCCGCGGTAGCCTTGCAGCTGCTGGCGGATCGTGTCGGCCAGGCTGTCTGCCTGGGTGCGTGTGGTGCTGCTGCAAACGATTTCTAGCGTGCAGTCCTCAATGCCAGCGGCCCCGCTGATCGTGTGGCTGTGGTTGGTAAATAGCTCGCTATAGGTGGCGGCTGGCAGGCTGTCGCTTTGCGCTAGTACATCGGGGCGCAGGCGTGTGCCTATCACATCCGTTACTGCGGATTTAGTTAACAGGTATGTTCTAATATTGCTGCCGGTGGTTGCCATGTTTTATTTAGTCATCTGCTTGGAGATTGCCTTGGGTAATGCCTGCCTGGCTTTTGCTGTTATCTTTGCTCTGATTGTGGAGCTGGCCCCCTTGGCTGCCTGGTTAAAATAGTTCTGCGCTTTCGCCCCTTCGCTCGACATAACAGACCAGGCCACCAGGTTAGCATGGGGAGCCTTGCTTAAATCGTATCCTACCGTCACCCCGATGATTCCCTTGGCTGCTGCGCTCTTACCGCCGCGCCATTGGCTAGAGGGCTTCTTTTTTATGCTTTTCTTTAGCGTTCCTGTGCGTTTGGGGGTCACCTTGCGAACCGCAGAAGCCAGGGCCGTGGCTCCCGCGTTTACTGCTTGCCGTAGCACTTTACGCTGCAAGCTGCCTGTGAGGGCGGCAAACTGTTTCGTCATTTCGGGGAGGCCTAAAAACTCGACCCCCTGCTTTGCATGGATACCACTGCCGACACTCATTAACTATCCTCCGTGCAATGTAGCCAAAGCTGCTGCTGCCGCTCATCGCGCCGCTGTACCTTTTCAATGTTTAGCGTGCGGCTAGTGTCGCCATCTTCATAGGTAACGCGCATTTCACTATTTGGGAAAGTCCCTTGCTGCGGGTAGCGGATAATCACCAGGCTGCTGGTGGTGGCTTCTATCTGGGATCCGCCAAAGGTTTCTGCCGCGGACACATCCAACACCCGCGCTGAGCACTCGCGCACGCTTTGCCAGCTATCGGTTAGCTGCCCAGCCGCGTCTGCGGTTTGGGTGCTCTGCTCGATATTGACTCGCTGCCTTAGTTGGCCTGCCCGTACCACGTGAAGCTATCTCCTAATATGTAAGGGGCCAGCAGCGCATCAGCGCCCTGGGGTATCTCGGTAGCCATTACGCCGGTTATGGTTTGTTCTCGGTTGTTGAAATAATGGCCAATCAGTAGCAGCATTGCCTGCTTAATGGCCTGGGGTACTGCGCCGGCTGCCCCGTAGCCACAAACGAAACGTACCGCGGCCGCTTCCTGCTGCACTCTGGCAGCTGGCCAGGTTTTGCTATAGGCGGGGCGGATCGTGCCAGGCTCCCTGGCGGTGGATACGTCGTAGTCATCACTAGAGAAGGTCTGACTGGCTCCGGCTGTGTCGGTGTAGGTAATACTGGTAACGCTTTGCAGGCTTCCATAGGGCAGGGCCAGCGTCTGCTGCCCTGCTGGCAGGGAGTCTAGCTTTACGTCGTAGGTTGCGGTCACTAATTGCCTGTGCGTATGCGCCTGCACTTTGGCCCGCGTTACTTCAATTAGGCTGCTGATATAGTCGTCATAGTAGGAATCGTCTAGTGCCAGGTGCCGCCGCACTTCGCTAACTTGCAGCGGCTCAGCCGTGGGGGCTGTCACTTCAGCGATTCCGTAACCGGTGGCGGTGTGGCTCATTTACTCGCCTTTTTGGGTGTGCGTTTTTTTGGTTTGGTGCGCGTCGCGCGCAGTGGCGGTTGCAGGGTGGCCGTTTCCGGCTCACTTACTGCTTCCGCCAAGCTGCGCTCTATATACCGCGCCGCTGTAGCTGCATCGACTTCTACAACTTCCCCGGCTTCTTGATAGAAACCATTGCCGACAAAACTACAAAGGAGTTTAACTTTCACCATGCTTATGCCTGGGTAAGTTTCTTAATGGGATCAGTACCGGCATCGATGACGCCAGAATCCGATCTTTTGAACGCTACGAAGCCCGTCTGATCGTTATCACGATAACGCTCTTCCAGCTTATAAAGCCGAACTGAGCCAGCATCACGGATGATAAACTTGGCCATTGCGCCAAAGAGAACCGTAATTTCACCAGTGGCAACGCTCGACGCCATGTTCTGGTTAATCGTAATCGGATGACCTAACAAGCGATCCGGCTCGCCAGCGCTCATACCCTCTTGCCACAAGTATTGGTCATTCCCATCCTTGAGCTTACGCAAGGCCAGCAAGACGTTATCGTGCATCATCCAGCCGCAGCTGCTTTGGCCTCGGTAGGCTGGGTCTACGCTATGGACCAGCTCGAAAAGCTCGTCTGCTGCGATTGCCGTAGCGCTTGCAGCGGTAACGCCCGCACCTGCACCAGTCACGATTCCGCCCGGTTGGCTTGACGCGGTGCCTGTGGTGAAATAGCCCGCTTCACAGCGGCCCAGGCGCTCGCCTAACATCGCGCCAACTTCGCTGGCCAGGTTAAAAGCACTATCCTGCATCAGCTCACTAGAAACCAAGACGCTATCGCTTGAAAACTTGTAAGCTGAAAACGTCTTGCTGCCAAAGGTGATGGCGGTTTCTGTGATCGCACTATTTTCCGTCAACAGGCGGCCAGTGTTACCGTGGTCTGAAACCACGGGCCATGGTAGGTCATTGCCGCTAGAAGTGCGGATAACGCGGGCCACTTTACGCGGTCCACCAAAGGCTAACAGGCTTTTTTCTAGCTCGTTGGAGAACCCTTCTGGGACCGTGTAGCCGCCTGCGGAATCCGTGCCAACGCTTTGCGCTCGGTACTCTTTACCGAATCCGCCGTGGCTCATTTGTGGGCTTTGGCTCGACAAGCGAACCTCATAACCGGCTGCCTGGGGATCAACACCGCAGCGCTGCGCGGCTTCTACGTGCTTATCTTCCAAAGAGAAACCGTTCTGGTGCCTGGCCCATGCTTGGAAGGCGAGCTGGCGGGTTTCTTCGGTGATCTCTGGCCGTCGCTCTGCCTTGCGTTCTCGCTTCTGCTGGAAAGACTGCTCATCTTTGGCAGCTTCGATCTGTGCAGCGCGGGCGGCTACGTCTGCTTTTTCTTTGGCCGCTGTCAGCTCTTGCTGGTTAGCGTCGTAAGCTGCGTTTACTTCGTCCCACTTGGCGCGGTCTTCGCTGTTCCAGTCGTCTTGACTGGCTGCCAGCTCTTTAATGTTGGCTGCTAGGGCGCTGCGTTGTTCCTGTAATTCTTTGAAGTCTGCCATTGCTGTTAACCTTCCTATGGTTGGGGCCAGCAGTGGCGCAAAATAAAACGCGGCTACCGCTGGCGATTACGAAAAGTCAGTAATCGTCCGCAGCTACCGCGCTATAGCGTTTCGCCTAGACTTTGTTTAGTTGTTCTTTTTTATTCTGGGTTATGCTCTATCGTTTTCAAGAGCAATCAACCTGGCTCTTACTTTTACGGCTGCTTGTTCTTTTTCGAACTGCTCAAAGGCAACGCGGGCTTCATCGATGCCATCGATTGCCCGCAGTCCCGTCGTAGTTGCATCATATGCCGGGTATGTCACTGGGCCTGAGTCATACAAATCCACTCCGGTAATTTCTCGTACGGTTACCTGGCCGTCTTTTCTAATCTCGCTGCCCCCTTCACTCACAGCAAAGGCAAAGCTGCTACCGGTAACGTCGCCGCGTTCGATGCTGGTCACTACGTCGCGCCCTACTTGGGTATCTGGTACGTCGATTTCGTAGCGCAGGCCGGTGTCATCTTCGCTCAGGCGCATGGTGCCGCTCTTGGTTCTACCCAGGATCTGCGATGGCTCATGATTAAAGAGGCCACGCACGTCGTCGGCCTGCTCGATAGCCCGCTTAAACGCGCCAGGCTGGATCCGTTCTACATGGCCGCTGTAAAGCTCGTATTGGGTGCCTGGATCATCAGAGCGGTAAAAGACTGCTGCATATCCGACGATTTTTGTAGGCTCTCCATCTCGTTTTTCGATTCTCACCTGTTTATCGTTAGCTATTCTCATCGATTATTCCCCATAAAGTGGTTTTTTCGGTTGTTAGTTGGTCGGTTCTGGCGCTAATGGCTTCTTTCAGCTCCTCTGCCGTGGTGCTTTCCAGGGCTTGATTTAGCTCTTTTTGCACGATTTCAAGCCATCTCTGAGCCACTTTTTGGGCTATTTGCTCGCTAGAGGCACCCTTAAGAGCAGCAAAAACAGCCACAGAATCGGTTATTCGGGCTAAAAATGGCTCTTTTTGTTCTTCCAGGCGGTTGTCTACGTGGTTAACAAAAGCAGCGGGCTTCTTTTGCCTGGCCCATCGCTTAACCGTGGAGAGTGTTTTTTCAATGGCTGCTGTTAGGGCATTATCCAGGGCAGCGCGGGCGGCTTCCTCTGCTTCATCTTCTGCCGGGGCTTCTTCTTCTGCTGGCTCCTCTGCTGGCTGCTCATCGTCTACTGGCAGCTCTGGTTCTGGCTCTGGTGCTGGTTCTTCTTCATCAGCGAAGCTCATATTAAGCGGCTTTAAGAATTTACCCCCTAGCCCATCGTCTCTAGGGTTCTGATTCTGCATAGCGCGGAATTCATCAGGGCTTAAAACGCCCATTTCTATTCCCATCCGGCCCACTTCATATTGCGTCTTAATGTCTGCGGCTATGAGTGCGCCGGTATTATGTTCGATAAAGTGCGTGTCGTTTTCCTGCTGCTCGATGGTGAGCAGTTTCAAATAGCACTCGCTAGCGATGGTGTGCAGCCAGGCCGATAGGCAGGAGTCTAGATAGCTTCTGTTTTCCTGTTCTAAGCTAGAGTAGCTTGTATTCTGCGCGTCTCCTAGCTTATGCGGCGGCAGATTATACCAGCGGGCTACTTCTCGCACCTGCTCCTGGCGGGCTGCTACCAGCTGGCTTTGCTCTGGGGTGAATTGGCCGGTGTGGAACTTGGCCCCCTCTCTTAAGATAACCGTTTTAAAGCTATTACCTACGCCCTCGTAGGTTTTTCTAAATCCCGTTTCTAAATTATCTGCGGCGGGCTTCGTCATGCCTGCCGGTACTTCTAAGACGCCGCCAATCCTGGCCCCGTTTTTAAAGAAGCGGCTGGCAAACTTTTCTGCCGCCAGGCCCAGGGCAAAACTATTGCGGGCTTTATAAACCAGCTCACAGTCTGCATCTCCATAGATGCTAATTCCTTCCAGGTGCAAAACCTGGCTGGCCGCGAAACCGTGCAGGTCGCCGCCTATCTCGGTGATAAATACGATTGAGCCGTCGTCTTGTATCTGGGGGGTGGTACGATCTGGCAGCAGTGGCAAGAGGCCCGCCGGCTGGCCGTTTTTGTAATCGATTAAAGAGTAACTATTGTTCCAAATCAGCAGATGCGTCAGCATCCGCCTCCAGAATTTATAAGCCGCCATTGCTGGGTTGGCTTTGTGCCTGATTAGCTTATGGGCTGGGTGCAGGGTGTCGATTTCCCGCCCGCGCTCTCCCAGGTCGGGCCGCCGCTTGTAGACGTTTAAAGGTAACTTGCTCACGTCGCCGCTGATTAAATTGACCGCCTGCCATACAGGGGAGTAACTCAAGGCGCGGCGCGGGCTAACCGCTTCGCCTGCCTCGGTGCTGGCATCTCCGAAAACCTCATTCCATACCAGGGGAGATCCTAGCGGTATGTTTGGATTCTCTAGGGCGCGGGTTTCTGTGTTGTTCTGTGGGTCGATAATGTTGCTCATAATAGTTCTATCTCGTTGGTTTCGTAGTAGCGGAGGTTTGGCGCGCCATCTTCACTCATGGCCCTGCTGATAGCCATAACAGCGGCCACGATACCATCTATCTTTTTTGGGTTTGCGTTGGGTGGTTTAACAGGCCGGTAGTTGTTGTTATTGTCTGCTTTTACCTGGGTGTGCAGTGCTTGCCAGGTCAGGATTGGGTGGTTGTTGTGCTTTAGGTTTCCATTTAAAACCATCCGCTCCATTTCGGCAGTAGGGGCAGCAAAGCTGGTGATCGTCTGCTTAAATTTAGTGCGCGGGATCCCGTGCTCTATTTCTAGGCGCTGCGTTAATTCTTCCGCGCTCCACGGATCGTAGACCACCTCTGCTATGTCGAACTGTTCTGATAGCTCAGCGATGCGCCGCTCAATTACGGAATAGTCCAAGACGTTTCCGGCTGTTAGCTCTAGGTGGCCTGCCTGGTGCCATGCCTGGTAGCTGGCCGCGTTCGCGTGCTCTTTAGTTGTATCCTCTGGGAGCCAGAAATAGGGGAGCAGACGGTAGGTGTCATCGTCTCGAAACGCTAACACGGCTGCTGTCATGTCGCGCGTCCTCGATAAATCCAGCCCTAGAAAGCACTCTTGCCCGGCTAAGTCTGCTGCTGTGTAGTTTTCCTGGCACTTTTCCCAGTCGGCTTTCCTTAGCCACGGAGTAGCCGACGATTGCCAAACATTGAGCCTTAATTGTTTCCAGCTGGCAAAGTCGGCAATTGATCTTTTCGCCCGCTTGTAGCTCTGCTCGAATTCTGCCCGCTTAATAGTCACGCCCCAGCTGGGGTTGGCTTTTTTCCAGGTCGTTACCTGGCCGCACTGCTTATCGGTCGATGCCTGGGGGGCGCTGTGGTTAACGAATAAAAAAGAGTCATCAAAAATCATGCCCTCAGCTACCGCCTGGCCGTAGTCAAACTGCTTTTTGCCGTAGCCGTCTGGATTATTGCCAGCGGTGGAGGCTTCAAACTGAATAGGCTCGCTGCGGCTGGCTCCCATGTATTCTAAAACGCGGGCCAGTCGGTGATCGACGCAGTGCGTCTCATCGATGATTACTGATCCGTTCAAACCGTGCTGACTTGCAATATTCGACCCGGCTAAAATGTCATAGGTGCTGCGGCTTCTTTCGTGGTAAATGCGGCCGGTGCTTTTATTTATCTTCAGTTCTCTAGACAGGGCTGGGGACTGCTCCACCATGTGCCGCGCGTGCGCATGCATGATGCCAGCCTGGCGGCCATCCTTGGCGGCGCTAAATACTTTCTGCCCCTGCTCACCATCCGCGATCAGGAGGTATAAGCCAATGCAACTCGCTGTGGGGCTTTTCCCGTTTTTTTTGGGTACCCACAAGCTGCACTTATTAAACCGCCTCACGTAGCGGCCCCAGTCATCGCTATAGCGTACCCAGCCAAAGAGCCGTTCTATTAATTGAATCTGCCACTTCATCAGCTCCACCGGCTGCCCTGCATACTCGCCCTCATACAGCCGCAGATGGCCGGTGATAAAATCCACCACGTGATCAACTCTTGATTGATCGTATAAGCAGCCGTTGTCTTTTGCTCGCTCATCGGCTGCATCGATCATAAGCCGCGCGGGTGGTTTTTTTGGTTTGTGATTTGTCAAGCGCGGTCCCTCCCTGGTATTTCGCTCGGTTTTTCACCGTCAGCAAAAGTTAGTCGCGTTCGCTCTACTGGTCCCAGGGCCAGTTTGCTGGAAAGTGCTACGTAGCGATCTGTAGCCCTGGCCATTGCTACGTCGTCGCCGCGATCTTTGGCCGCCTGGTACTGGCACCACCAGTCTGCTGCCTGATGCAGTAGCGCAGAGTCGCACTTTCCATAGACGCCAGGCGGCATACTTTCGACGGTTTGCTTCCACCACCATTTGCCGGCTGCATTCATGCCGCGCGGCTTAAGAGGTTTGCCGCTTGCGAGGGCTATAGCTTCATCACTGCGGGGCGCGTGCCGATCTGACCGGTAGTTGCCGGTTAGCTTTAAAACGGCTGTGGGTGTGCGTGGTCTAGCGATGGTTGAAGCTCCAGGGTTTTGCCTTTAAAAACGCGAAGG